GACTCTTTTCTATGTTACCATAGATTCCAACTTCTGTTTTAGCTTCATCTAACTCTCTTTCGTAATGTTCAATGAAGTCTGGAATTGCACCAAGACTAGCAACTATGCGACTATACCACATTAATAATCATCGTCCTCGTCATCATCGTAGTCTGATTCTTCGACTTCATCTTCGCCGAGATATTCTTTAAGACTACGTTTGAGATAACTATCGGTACCTGCGAATGCTTTAAGATCACGTTCAGTTATGTTGTGATCAGCTACGATTGCCAACACATGATCGGCAGCCGCTTGTCGATCCTTAGGAGCGATGTACTCTTTACAAGTTAACCAAACTTCACCTAATGCATCTAACTCAATGCTCATTCTTCAACTCCTTCCTCTGGTGTTGTTTCAACTGCTGTCGTAGTTTCTAATAGTTTAGAATTGCTGGAAATATCTTTCATGACGATGTCTAAACAACCTTCTTCATTCGATTCCCATGCTTTGCGGAACTGTTTAATTTCTTTACCATCAGCTGATTTATAAGCAAGTCTATTACCGTCTTTAGCTAATAGACCTTTGGCTTCCATCATATCAGTTAATCCACTGTATGGATTCATGCCTGTTTCATACGGAATCTTAACTTGTACTGATTCAAATGGTTTAGCATATCGAGTTTTCATAACTTTACATGCTGCACGGATACCTTTGACTTCTGATATCTTGTTACCATCTTCGTCTTCTTTAAGTTTGAGTTTGCGCATAGCAACTACTATACTTGAAGCGTAGATAAATCCCTGACCACCCGAAATCTTATCATCTGGGTCAAACATGTCTTGGCTAGCGTAGGTATGGTTAGTTGCCACTAGGCCAACATTGTTACTGCCAAACATATTTACACAATTACGGACCAATGCTGTCAGTGCTTTAGGTTTACGACCCATGTCACCTTTTAAATCGCCCGCTTCAAATTGATTGATGTCTGTTGGTGTTAATAACATACCTAAACTGTCAATAACGAATAAAACTTTTGGACGCTCTTCAGAAGGTAGTAGTTTATATTCTTTCATAAACTCATGTATCGTTTTAGCCACGTCATCGATCATGGCCACATTTAATTTCAGCAACTTGCTTTCATCTGTGCTTACACCTAATGCGTGTAACCAACTTTCATCTAGAGCATTTTCACTGTCGATCAAAATAACATAAATGCCTTGTTCTTGTGCATTTTTAATGATATTACCTGAACAGATATATGATTTACCTGCACCAGATTCACCAGCAAACACTGTTACTTTGCCTAGTGGAATACCTTTATGGAAGTCACTGCTGATCAGATAATTTAAAGTATAATTACCTGTTGAGATCCAATCAGTTGGATCATTGAAACCGATACCTAAGCCATCGATGCTTTTGGTAATCGACTTTCTAAATTTACTAATGTCAAATGGTTTTGGCATACTATTACATCCTTTTTAAATCGGCAACCAATGATTGATTGTTGCCTTGTAAAAAATTATTATCATACCAACGTAATTCTGTTGGATTCAATTCTAAATTAGCACAGGTATAGGCTATTACCGCGGCCTTTTCCCAGAACTCTAATTCTCCAAGATCAAACACTTCTTGTGCTATACAACCTTCACAGATAGCCTTTATATTTTCAAACCAATCTAGATATTTTTTATTGGCTTCTAACATATAATTATGGAACTCTAAACTTTTTTGATCATCCCAGGTCCAACCCATAGTAGTTTCTATAATAGATTTAACATCTTTAACATCATGTTTGATCAGTGCTTCTAACGGAAACCAAACACTAGTAGGATATTTCTCTACTATAGATGTTACCATACTATAATATTTTAATGTCAATGACTCTAAAAAGTCAATTGATGACTGTTCATAGGTGATATCAAAAAATTTATTAAAGTTATCTACTTTTGGAGTATCTTTATAGGCCTTGCCATATTCCATTTTCAAACGCAATAGATGATAAATGTCGTTGGGTTCCAATTGGACCAAACATACAGTATCGGTATCGTCTCTAGAATATTCATTAGCCACTTGTTTTGATACACCATAACTGTAATGGTCAGCACCAATGTTTAAGTGTTTGAATGAATCTAGATTAGCATGATAATAGTTATGACAATCACCAGTATCACTAAAGATCGTCTTTATATCTGTGTTAATCTTACCACAAGAATAGAGGATATGGGCCATAAGTGTACAGCCCATACCTCCATGTGGATAATCAATGATATAAGTAGTCAATTAAGACGCCTTTTGACGATTCCTAATCATTGCTAAGATGTCTTCAGCACGTGCTGTACCGCCAGCTGGAGGTGTTGCAACTGGTGCTGTAGGAGCCGCTGGTGCAGCCTCTGCAACTGGTGCTGGGGTTGATACTGGTGTATCTAATGTACCGTCATCTTCGTGAACTGCTGGTTCAGCTGAAGCTGCTGATGCACTGTCAGTTGAAGCATTAGCTGTAACTACTGTAACACCTCTTGGTTTATAGTAATTGCCCCAACGATCAGCGTCATATGCTTCACCATTTACTGAAGCTTCAAACATTTCTTTGATTACTTTTAGTTCAACATCTGTTGGTTTCTTAGGTAAAAAGTCTGCTAAGTTATATAAACCAAACTGTTCAATCGCGCCAGCTTCTTCTGCTGTTAGTGCAGATTCTTTGCGTGACCATTTACTAGTGCTGTAGTCAGCATAACCACCTTTTGATGTTTTAGTAACTGTAAAGTCTAAACCACCTTGGTAGTCTGTTGGTAGATTTTCTAGTTCTGGATCAAGCAAGGCTGCTTTTACTAGATTGAAAATCTGTGGACTGATAATGAATCTACGAATTGGGTTTGCAGGTGTAACATCGTCTTTCAAAGGATTCTCACGCACAAAACCTTGGAACAAGTATGATCTTTTCTTCCAATATTTACGACCCATATCTTCTAAACTTGGATCTTTGAACCAAGCACGTACTTCTGCTAAGATTGGGCATGCTTCACCCCACATCTCAACGCATGGTACTTGAACAGTAACTTGTTTACTATCTGCTTGACCTTTAATGCCAGCAAATGGTAAATTGATCATTGCTCTTTCTACCCAGAAGAATGTATTTTTTGGATTTGCGTCTGGAAGGAATCTGATTCGAGCATTTTGCCCTTCTGCGATGTTCCAGTGTGCATAGATAGCGTTGTCGCCACCTTGTGATGAATTACTACCCGAACTGCGTGTTTCTTGTGCTTGTAATTTTGCACGGATTTCTGCTAATGATGTTGCCATGTTATTTCTCCTTAAGTTGGTCTTAAAATATGCCTAAACGTATTAGTCATATAAAACATAATACGCTACTATTATTTATTCCGCAAGTGATATTTTTAGAATTTTTTAACCAAAACATCTGTTAATCGTTGATATCCCTGTAGATCTGGATGAACTTCCTTCCAGTATTTACATATTAACATCAATTTATTCTCAGCGTCAATGGTCATCGGTTTGAATTCTTTGCCAAACTTCTGCATGAATCTAGGATTGTCAGCTAACTGTGTGTACCATTCTGCATCACTCATGTATACATCACGCTCAAGTTCTGGTATCAATAATTTAGTAGCACTGGTCGCTACATTGACTAAATTAGGATAATTTACAATACTAGGGTGTAGTTGGCTCCAACAGCCTAACATCAGCACTTTTTTGTGATAATATCCAATAAATCTATCCAATCTGGTATAAAATCTAGCAAAATAACTGTTAATATATGCCTCTAAAGACTCGCAGTCTAATAGACTGTCTACAAACTTTTGTTCTAATATTTTATATCTATGATCAACATCATCAGGGTGTTGTTTGTCATAATAGTGACGTTCACGGAATATATCAGTCTGTAGGAATATTATATGATCCATTTTAGCTAGATCAAATTCTATGCGATCTCTAGGGTCAACACCAAATAAACATCTCTTGGTGTTATTCCAATTACCTTCAAGGCGATCTATCATCAGCCAATTACTGCCACCAGCTTTGCTGATATTATATACAGTATGTCCTTGGCTGGTTAATATAGATGCAATACCTTGGCCCGTGGGACCATATCCTTGCCCTTGATCAGCAAAGACCCCTATGCCCCAACTATCGCCCGCTAGTAATATATTTGCCATAGGTTTGTCTATTGTGTTCGAGTATAGGTAATAGCTCTTGGTACATCTGATTTACATCGATACCTGCTAGTCTATCTATTTCTCTTTTGATCGCCTCCAATCTCAGATGATTGTTATCGATAGTATCGTAGGTTTCATCGATCCAAGAACCAAATGTTTTAAATCCAAATGATCTAAGTTTTTCTAAAGTTCTAGCACCCGACATTACCAAGAATGGTTTACCGATATAAAGATTCTTTATGGTCTTTTCTGTTATCCACCCTGTGGTCAATGAATCTGTTTCTACTATGATTTCCATAAAATAATCATTATAAGGTTTACGATCACCTACTATTTGTTCATAGGTATAACTGCGATTTGGAAATATCTCATCATATACTATAGGTGTATTGGCACTGGCCCAGGCGATCTCATGTTCAAAATACTGCTCGAATCTTGGGTGCCTCAGCATACCAGATTCTTGATATGATATATAACTGTCATCGGCATGATTAGTTTGTAAATGTTCTGCTAACATGGTCCTATAGAACGTGCCTCTATTAAACCAAACAGCAAAACGTTTGCTAAAAGGTCCTTGTGGGATGTCAAAGCCTTTGATATAGGGATATAATTGTCGAGCCCATAATTCTATGCTGTCTTCATATATAACAGTTACACCGGGAAAGTTTATCGGTTCTCGGCAGAACACAGCACAACTGTCACTATTTAGATTAAATGTTTTGATAATGTTTTTAATTATTTCTACAGCATTAGTCATTCTTAACAGTACGCCATCATCGAATACAAATAAGAATCGTTTACCTTGTCCTAGTTTATGTAGTTGATATATCAATTGATCGGCAGCTGATATACTGTAATCTCTTTCAAATAGTAAAATAAAGTTAACAACCAAAGTATTGTTAACTTCTACTATAACTGATGATTTTTGATCTGCTGTAAGGTTTAGATAGATATCATAAAAAAAGTTTCTCATGCATGTACTTATCAGCCAACAAAAAAGGCACTATAAAAGTGCCTTTGGTGCTGCCTTCCCATCCCGGGGAATTATTTTAAGCCTGATAATCTTTTGAGTTGTTCTCTTTCTCTTTCGTATTGATCTTTTCTCTTATAAGCTGGTTCGTCTGTGTTTACTCCAGTCCAACCAGATTTTTTAGGTAATTCTTTTGGATTGTTTCTTTGGAATGTTGGTTTGTCATATTTGCTATAATCAGGGTTGTCTGGCATGGTAATAGCTTCGTCAACTGGTTTGACTTCTTGCATTCTGTATGAATATGTTTCACCGTCGTCACCTTTGATAAAGTAATACCCATCACCATCTCCGGTAACTGTGCCTATTTTTCCATCTGGACATTTGACTTTATCTCCAGGGTTAAATCTGCCTTCGGTTAATGCTTGTTCAAATGCCTCGTGTAGGTCACTGTGTTCTTGTTCAATGCCAGCGTTGCGTTCAATCATACGAACCCAACCACTGACATCACTGCTACCAATTTCTTCAACAGGTGCAGCGAAATCTGCTATTTCACGAGCCGCATCCATAACACCTTGTGGGCCTAATTTCATTAATAAGTCATGATGTTTGCCATGTATGATTCTCCGAATGATAGCTGACTGGATCGCTTCAAAGCCACCGTCATCTTCTTCATCTTCTTTCATTGGTTCTTTAACTAATTTTTCTGTACGTTTACGGGCAACGTCACTCATGTGATGTATCTTACCAACAGGATCTTTGCCTTTGGTTTTTTCCCAATCACCTTCGTGTTCCCAGCCTGTTAATTTACCTGTTTTTAGATCATATGAGATTTTGTTTTTTTCTTCTTTTACTTCGTCTTTGTATAAGTCGTCAATGTCACCTAGGTAACCATCGCAAGCATGTTCTTCATCGTTTGGACACTCACCGCCGCAATATTTACATTCTTCTTTAGCTTCATTCATATTGTTATCAAACTCTTTTTTAGTTTCCCAATGATTTTCATCACAGCAACCAAATTTGTCACCGCGTGGTGTGCCACAATAGACGCATACTTGTTCGTCATCATCTACATCGTCGTCATCTTCTTCGTATACCACACCGTCCATGCCGCCATCACCTGAGCCATAAGTATTGCCTTCTGTCGTTTCTTGTGGATTCTTTTGTAACCAGAAATAAGCACTGACAAAATCGCTTGGAAAGTCTTCATCGTATTTAAAAAGATAGTCTGCTTGTTTTTTACCTAGTGTTGCTTTGAGATCTTCATATCCTAGTCTTAAAACTTCGTTCTCATCTGTTATGCCATCTGGTAGTGCCATCGCTAGTTTTTCGTATGTATATGCACCAAATTCTTTGCCTTCGTCTAGATCACCACCTTCAGAATCACCTGGTTCTGCTGGTTTGTCAGGATCGCCAAGTTCATCTAAGATAGCTTGATACATAGTTGGATTAAGATCTTGTAGTCGGTCCATTACTGTATCGCGTGCATCTGCTTCAGGATCAACGTCTGCCAATTCTTGAAGTTTGTCAAATAGTATATCATCACCAAAAATATTGTATAGGGCATTTGTAGCGTTTTGTGCGTCAACTCCTACTGGTAGTTCTTGGCTTAATAGCTCAATCAGCTGGTCTTGATCATCAGGTGTTTTTGGTAGTGCCCAAGACCCTTCTGCTAGATTGTTAGCCCAGCTTTCAAATTGTTCTGTAAATTTATTATTCTTTTTCATATCATAAGCCTTGTACACTAATGGTAGTGCGTCTGTCATTTTTTCATTAAACACACGCTTGATAAAGCGTTCTTTCATTTCATCTAAATTAGCTTCATCTTCTGGAATGTAACTGGTTGATGTAGCAACAAATTGTTCTTTGCAACGAGTGTAACCTTTCTTGCCACTCATGCGTTTGAGAGTGTTGTTTAGTAAACCATGATATTCAAAGGCTGACTCAACCATTGACTGTGTTTCAGCATCTTCAAATGTCCTGTGTCTGACATTATTTAAAAATGGTTTAAGTTTAATTGCTTCTACTGCCATTTCTGTAATATGTTGACCTAGCTCATCATGTGGGGTGCCACCAGCTGAAATATGTCTTGCCATCGCTCGTGATGCTGTCAAACTCTTGAAAGGCATCTTGAAACGTTCACCTTCTGAATTTTCAACGTATACTGCATTGATGTTATGTGTTCTCGCACGACGATTTTCTTCATCTACGATAGGTTTAGTGTGACGCACAATAATACGTACAGGACCAAACTTTTCATAACTTGATTTGCTAGTACCGTAGAGCTTGCTTTCACCAATAACTTCATCTTTGTCAAAAGTGCTATCGGCTTTGCTTTGTTGTTGGATATCTCTGTGTTTAAGTGTTGCACGTGTGATATCTCTAGGTTCAAAACTCAATAGATTGCGTTTGGCAAACTCACGTAATTCTTTTAAGAAAGCATACCATTTTTTCTTTTGTTCTTGATCTAGATCGTCACTGATATTCTTACTAAAGTAAACTTTCAGTGATGTTTCATCAATGATACTGAGTGTGATGTTGCCATGATTTTCACCATCTACAACATAGTCAAAGTTGAAAAAACGTGCTTTTTCAGGATCCTGTGTGGCTTTAGCGTTTTCGTCACCTAAGCTGACATCCTCAAATCGGTCACGGATTTTTTCAAATAGGCCTTCTGCGATCTTATCTATTTCTCTCATATACTTATTTATCTTACATTATGTAGAATGGCATTGGCTCAACTACGTCTTCTAAACTGTCCTTCATTTTGAGATCTAATTGGCTATCAAAACTCTGTAGCATCTGTGCCATACGCACAGTAAGTACCAAGCTCATTACCAAATCATCACTTTCACCTGGTTTAGCAGCATAACTAGCACCGTGTGCTACAAATGTTTTTAGTTCAGATATAAGTGGACGACTGTTGATCATCATACGACGACTTTCTATTAGGTTTTTAAGTTTAGCACAGGCTGATATCTTAGTCTTGTTAGTGGTGTTAAATCCTTTACGGTATCGGCGTCCACCACCCATATGGCGGGGTTCTGTTAGGAATATACCTTTAATATTTTCTTCTCCGATTTCGCTGATACTGATCAGAGCCGCTTCACCAATAGTATTGTTTTCTACGCTATAGTAGATATTAGTATTTGGTACTATTTCTGCTAGATATTTGGTGATTTCGCTTAAAATACCTACCTGTTGCTGGATAGGTGTGCGGTTGTGTTGCCATTCGCCTACTTGTTTAAATGTAGGCAATTCAAATATCTGTATAGCACTAGGGTCACCACCTGTACCTAGGCTAGGATCTAATGCCACTACATAGGTATATTGAGGTTCTGGCTTCTTGTACCAACGCACTTGCCCTTGTCGTTCTAACGGGTCCATGCCTTGTAGTTCAATCAAGAAACTAGGATTTATCAGCGTTTCGTCCCAGATGATAAACTCGCAATCCATCTCACGGCGGAAACGCTCATCGCCTAGCTGTGCTCGTTGCTGTATAGCCCACGCTTCATCTCTGTCAGGATGTTCATTCCAATAACTACGGAATGCTTTGAATCCATTGATGCCTAGTTCTGTAGGATTACCAAATTCATCAAACTGTTTGTTAGCACCTTTCCATAAAGTAGCAAACTGATCTTCATCGCTGTTGGGTGTACTGGTGATAATACATTTACCACCAGTGGCTAGTGTTGGGCTGATCGAAGTCCAAAATTCACGACCAATGGTAGGTCTGACAAACGCAAACTCATCTGCATATAGAAGTGATATTGACAAGCCTCGACCTGTGTTTTCAGTAGTTGTAGCTGAAAGTATGCGACTACCATTATCAAAATCAATACTGCCTTTGTTGTAACTCACAGCACCAGCACGTATGAAGTCTGGCACGCTTTCATAAGCGTAACGGATACGTTGCATGATTTCCTGTGAACCTGTAAATTTGTGTGCGGCGATTAGGATAGTGCTATCTGGTATAAACATGGCGTACCATAAGAGATATCCAGCAGCTGAGGTTGACTTGCCCGTCTGCCGTGGCATTAGTGCTATACTGTATCTATTTTCGTGATATGTTTTGATTAGGCGTTTTTGATAGTCAAATGGCTCATACAGCATACGTCCTTTGACAGGATGTTGTATATAGAAATAATGACTCATAAAATACTCAGGACCCGTGATGGGATCTGCGCACTTTGCCATTTCAAGGATTTGCTCTTCAGTAAATATTTCTTTCTGATGAGCTTTTTTAACGATTACAAGATCAGACTTTGCCATACTATTACTTATCTTGGCAATGTTTTGAAGTTAAATTAAAAGGGTTTTTCGCCGGTTAGGTATGGTTTACTGAACCAAAGACGGAACCACTCTGTTGTGCCAGGTTGTACATTGTGTTCATTTTGGTAGTTGATTTTTTCCATAGCAGTGATGCTGGGATTGCTACCACCTGTGCGGGTTGGTGTTTCTGGACCTTTGTATTCCACTAGCTTGCCTTGATTGTTACCGCTCAAGCCTGCCATGTATTTGAGTTGTTCTAATTCATCCATTATTTCTTCTTCCTTTTAGCACCAGAGTTGTGTGGCACTGGGCTGGCTCTATGTACATCATCTGCTTCTCTGCTTCTAGTGTCACTCATCTTATTAACTGGTCCTGCATCTGTCATTTCTGCAGCATCTTTGATCATATCATATTCTTCATCAGTGTAGGTAAGCAACAGTGGGTCACCAGCGAATGGACCTGCAACTGGCATTTTGCCACCTTTCTTACCATCAGCGACTCCTAACGCTAACCCAAAAC